ATCAAGTTTTTACAGTTATTCATAATGAAAAGATTTCCTTTTTGCATTTCAGAAGACATGTAGCTAATTCCATCAAGAACATCATTATTTGCATCAACAGGTTTTAATCCACGTCTTCGTAATTCCTCTTTAAAAGAAGCTGCGCTAGGATCAACATAAATCCCCCTAACGCCATAAGGCTCAAGAAAATCTTTAATATCATCTGCAAACTCACTATGGGTTTTACCCTTTTTTGTTACCGAAATATCCCAATAATATTCTTTTTCTACCCATCGCATAGGGCCTGATTGTTCATACCTGCCTGTGCTTATTCCTATTATAACGCAAGCAAATGCATTGGTAAATCCCACATCAATTCCAGCAATGAAATATTCTGCTGCTCTGGGGGCAGTTTTAACCACATAGATGTCTCGATCAAAGAAGTCAAATATAGCGCCATCAGCCAAACACCAAATACCAAGATAATTACGTTTATAAAAAAGACCACTAAGAGAGTTGCGGATACGATTTTTATACTCTTCTGGAACATATGGGTTATCATCAAGCGTGTAATGAAGCTCATAATAGTTTGGGTCTCCTTGCTCAGCTTTATCTATCCATGTTTTTAGAATGTGGTTAGGATGAGAGGGGTTCATTGAAGCAAATAACATAGAATAGGGCTTAGAAAGCCTAGTGTCTATCATGTTGATAACAGATTCCGAATAAAGAGTCATTTCATCACAGTAGCACAAAGACATAGTAGACCCTTGAATAGCTCCGATTGCACCATCGTCTTTAACTCCAAGAGTTTTTATTACTTTATCTTTGAACAATAACTCTCTGTCTCCTTTTCTCCACATACAAAAAGGACGCCATACCGAAAAAGGATCGGGAGTTCCTTTTGGAGGTCTTGTTAGTAAAAGCGATATGGCGTTATTAAAAATGGTAGTAGAGGTTTTACCAATCATCCAGATATCAGAATCTGAACAATCATCAACGGCATCCATAAACCTAAAAAGAGTCCCAACAGTCTTACCTGATCGAACAGATCCGTGAGCTAAATTTATTTTCTTATTCGCCTCAAGAATAAACTGTAATTGCTTTGGAGCCAATGGTTGCTGTATCATGCTAGAAATATATCAAAAGGAATGTAAAATGAAAATATTATTAATTTTAGTTTTTGCGCTTTTAGCGTCATGTCATCACAAAGACCCTGAATGCACTTGTTATGAAACTAAATATTACAGAGGCAAATTAAAGCCATGTTTGCCTCATGATAGTGGATTTGATGTTGTAAAGCATGAGTGTGTATACTGCCAATCCAAACACAAAACAAAAATAAATGAGTAAAATGGATTTTGACATACAAAACACTATAGATTGGTTAAATCAGCAAATAAAATATTACGATTGTTACGAAATGACAGAGAGAGATCAATATTGGTTTATGCAAGGAAAAAAAGAGGCATATTCTGATGTTTTGCAGATCATATATTATAAGCTTTCTCCACCATACCCATACCTAGAGGATTAATAACTTATGGAAACTTACTATACTGTAAAACAGTTGGCTAAAAAGAACAAAGAAAGGGGGTCCTGGCCAGACTCTGAGAATGCAATCTGGGCTATTAGACGAGAAATGGAATCAAACGGATTCTCTAATGCTTTTTACAACATTGGTAGAAGAGTGTTAATTCTTGAAAGCGAATGGGAAAAGAGTATGAAAAATCTACTATCAAAAGGTTGTTATGAAAAATAGGGCTAAATGTAAAATATGTGGCGACATCCTGGAATCAATTCACTCGCAAGACTACCAACTTTGCAGATGCGGAGAAATATTTATTGATGGTGGGAAAGCTATGTTATGTGGAGCTAGGAATTGGGACAATTTTTTAAGAATAGATGACGATGGAAAAGAAATTGTTCCTAAAATCATAGAAAAAACAGAAAATCAACAAGTTATAGAAGAACCAAAAGAGTTAAATCCAGATGAAAAAAAACAAATTCTTTTAGACCATCTTAAAGGAATGGTAGACAGTTTTGAAAAACTACCGAGGGTAGCACACACAAGTTTCGTAACGCAAATGGACTTGCATTACGCTTTATTAACAATTTATGAAATAGTGAGGGTTTTATGAAGTCATCTCAATGGTATAGAAGAAACTATGGGGTTATTGTTTTAAGTGGAATATTGTTTGCAACTTTTGTTTTTGCTCACGTTGATTTAATTGATCCTGGTTTGATAGTTGAGCATGTTAAAGAAACTATGGAAAAAGAGGCTAAAGAAAACGGTGAATCATGGACTGATGAAAACGGTGTTCATCACAACGTATAAGCTTTTTGCGTATAGGCTGGCATTTAGAGAATAAACAGCTTATAAATTTTCTAGCTTTTTTGAAAGAGCTTCTCTAGCTGCTTGCAATTGTTCTTTAATCGCCCTGGAGTTAGCAATAGCTTCAGGGTCTATTTCATGCTGCACAGATTCAATGTATCCACGTTTCTTGCCGATTGTTTTGAGTAAAAAGCAGATAGCTCCTAACTCTCTTTCTTTTGTGATTAAATGAGAAAGCGAGGCTTCAGCATCGTCGATTCTCTTTTCTTTACATTCTTCAACAATAGCTTGTAAGAATGGTGAAGCTTTGACACGTTTCGCTATATTAGAACCTGTTTGTCCGATGAGTTCTCCTGCACGATAGAGCAATCCCTCTGCTTTAACTATCGCTTGGGCTATCCTTTCATCAGAAACAGCGTCAATTCTGTTTTTTTTGGGTGGAATCTCTGGATCTGGGTACTGCATATGTCTGATAATATTTTTTATGTCATATATTTTCAATTAATTTTTTTATATTTTAAGCTTTTTGGTCATTTGAAACCATAACTTAAATCATTATGTTTGAAAGGACACTTGTAAGCAAAGGTTGAATTTGCTATATTGATAGCATGAAAGATGACAAAGATGCAGTTTTATTTGTAAGAATGACTACTGACGAAAAAAAGCATATTAAAAAATCTGCCGCAGATTTAAACATGTCTATGACAGATTTTATTAAAAATGCAACAGAAGCGTACATAAACACATGTTCAAACTATATGCACGCTACACTTTTAGAATAATTTTTATAGACAAAATATTTAGCTCGTACTACGCTACGCTTTTCTTTTTTACCGAATTTTTTCTTTTGATTCAGCTGAAGCTGGAAGCACACCGTTAAGAGAAGCTAAAAAGGAAGCTCTTCAGGTACATTTTTATCTTCATTCTTTACATAAGAAAAACCATCTACACAAAAATCAGGGTGTTTTTTAATAGCGTAAATACAATCTGAAACAAAGCTTTTTGCTTTAGCAGGATCTATAAAAGTAAAATATGGAAAGTATTTTTTTTCATTATTTTCTTCATATGTTCTGCTAGGCCATCCTATCCATTCAGCATTAGTAGAGGTTTTTCTAAAAAAAGAACAGTCTCTTATTTCTATATTCCAATCAGGGAATCTTAACGTGGCAAATCCTAATAGATAGCCTTTGTTTAAAGGCTTAAACTTTACACATTCTATTTTCATGCTTTCTCTTTTTTTGCTTCACTTAAGGCAATTGCTAACATTTGTTTTTTATTTTTTACAATAGGGCCTTTTTTTGACCCTGAATGTAATTTCCCTGCGTATCCCTCTTTGATAACCTTAGAAACTTTTTTTTCTTTAGCGCTTTTCTTTTCCATGCATACCTTTTTTGCATTTCTCTAATTTCTTATCTTGTTTTTTATCCATTTTCATAAGGCCTTTAAGTTCCTTTTCTTCTTTTTCATGAATCTTTTGGATTTTCTTTATTTTCTTGTCCATCTTCTACCTCTAATTCCTGTTTTTTCATTTCTGGCATGATAGGAAAAGGAGGCATCTTAATCCAGTAAATAAATTCATTTTCAGGTTGACCATCATCTCTTTTTGGGTTCCAAAATCCCCACCAAAGCCATTGAGTGTTGTCAGCGTTTTGCCCAATAGCAAATATGTGATCTCCAACTTTAGGTTTTCTATCTTCAATCTTCATCCATTGCTTCATAGGTTTTTTCCCTTTTTTGATTTGATTCAAATTCTTTTAACATTTTTTTTTCATACATTTTTTGAGCTTTATAAGTGCACAAACAATCGTGAAAAATTGTATAAAACATCCAAGAAACAATAAGATTCAAAACTATTACTTGAATGATTAATAAAATTTTAGCCAATTCTTAAGTTTCCGTTTTATATAAAAGTACTTTTTATGATAGCATGAAAGAACATAAATGTTTAGTAGTTTATGTTTAATTTTTTAAATTAGTTACCCATGGAGCTGTGTTGTAAAATGCAAGAATGGATGCTAGAAGCGCCTTGTGAAGATTTAGAAGATCAAAGTCTCTACAAAGCTTTTGTGTTAAGTGAAGGTAGAGAACCTGAAGACGAACAAGAGCTACTTGATTGGTATGAATCTATAATGATTTCAAAATACTAAAGTTCTTTTTTGATGATTAACTTTACTTCTGAAGTTTCCTCACCAAATTTTTTAAGAGCTTCTTCTACATACTCTGCGATTTGCTCTTCATTTGGACAGTTTAAAGTAAGTTGATCGTAAACCAACCATTTTTGCGTATAAGATTTTTCGCCATCTTCCGACTTAAGTTTAATACAAAGCTCTAACATGTTTACCTAAAGTTATTTTCTTCAATTAAACTTTTTTATATTATATTTGTAAATATTTTTTTAAATTAAATTTTCTTTCACAAGTTGTTTAATTACTTCACTCGAGATTTCTCTTTCCATTTCATCTTTGTCAATCCACCCAAGAACTGGTTGGTAAACATCTTTATGCTTAAAACTTGGAAACTTTGCAAAATTGCTTTTTTTACCTTTTATCACAGTCATCCAAACAAACATTTTTTTGTTAAGTAAAACTTTTACTTTACCTAAAACCGTGTCGCTTTGTTTAAACAAATCAGGCAACCAGTCAATAACTTGAATTTCCATAACTCCCTTCTCAATAATTTAAACGATCATTGTTTATTATATCACAAATCTCATTAAACGATAAGTCTTTACACTTTTGGCAAAAACTTAAATAAATAGGCCCATATTTGTCAGCAAACGGTTTTTGTTCTTTAGAAAGTTCAATTAATTTTG